CCCTTACAGGGCAGACGATCATCTTCCCTAATATCAGTAAGATAACCGAAAAATTCCGTGTCCTTTTCTTTGCGCCGCCTTTGCAATAATTTTGCATCGTCATCAGGGTTCAGGATTCAGGTTTCAGACCCTATTCCCTAACTCCTAACCCCTAACACCTAAAATATGCTATTCTCTATTAATTATAATTACCTCACTGGAATATTCCCCGAACTCCTCTTAGCCTATCGCAAGGGGAGTTTTGAGAGTTCGCATTGGTATGAAGAGTATTACCGCTATGATTTTGAGCAGCGCAACGCCTCTTTGCAACAAGGGCGCGACAGCTTCCCCGTAGTGGTCGAACTCAAACAGCCCATCGTTAAATACACCTCTTACGGATATATAGGCACTCAATATATAATTTCGCTGTTAGAAGCTCTGGAATCGCACCAAGCCGTTACCGCTATCGTGCTCGACATCGATAGCGGGGGCGGAATGGTTGCAGGCACCGAAGAGCTTGCCAGCGTTATTCGCAGTTTGCAAAAAACCACCGTCGCTTATACCGGCGGTTATATGTGCAGTGCCGCGTATTGGATTGCCAGTGCTTGCGATAAGGTAGTCGCCGCCCCTTTTGCCGATGCCATTGGCAGTATAGGCACGATGATGAGTTTCCAAGATTTTGCGCCTTTCTTAGAAAAGTACGGCGTGAAAGTTCACGAACTCTACGCACCCGAAAGCACCGAGAAAAACAAATGGTATCGCGACCTCAAGGAGGGCAACGAGAAAACCGTATTACAAAACCTATCCGATACTAACGCCCGCTTTATTAGCAGCGTAAAAACCTACCGCCCCGATGCCAAGGAAGAAATATTCAAAGGCAACACTTATGGTGCTAAAAAAGCCAAATCATTAGGATTGATAGACGAAATAATGACACTTAACGAAGTAATTAGCCAATTAACCAATTAGCCAATTTGCTAATTTACTAATTTGCTAATTCTCAAATTTAATTAATATGAAACACGCAAAAATCGCCGCTGTATTGGCACTCGCCAGTATCGACCTAAAAAGCTCCTTATTTGGGAGTGAAAAATTTGTCGAACTCAAAGAATCACAACTCGACAAGATTGAAGCCGCCTTAGTAGCTGCCGAAGCTGCTGCCAACAACACTGCCCTCGAGCAACTTATGGCAGAACTGAAAGCCAACAACGAAAAGCTATTGGCTGAGAAAACAGCCCTTACCGCTGAAAAAGAAGCTCTCGCAGCGCAAGTAACTGCTCTTACTGCCGAAACCGAGAGCCTCAAAACCGCACTCAACAATCGCCCCGCTCACTCATTGCCTGCCAATGACGGCAAAGAAGAAGAGGTAAAAGGAGAGTTCGATGGCATTGTAGATATGAACGATGCGCACAATCAATTAGCAAATTAGTAAATTAAAATATGGGAAATACAATTAAAGCTACTGAAATTGCAAAAGAGCTCGTACGTTACGGCAACGCTCGTCCTGTCGAACTCGAAGCAGCGATACTCTCTAAAGAAATCCTGCTAAACCGCTACGCTAAACCACTGAGCAAAGTAAAAGGCGAATGGCATATACCTGCTGTATTCATCAGCAATGTAGTGCAAGCCTTTTCCGACAAGTGGACGGGTGCTGGCGAAGTGTCCTTCAAAAAGAAACTTTTGAAAAACTTCCGTCAGAAAATCAACTTCCCTATCAACCCTAACGACATCGTTGGCAGTTGGGAAGAAGCTATGTACGAAGAGGACAAAAAACCTCACGAAATGCCTATCAGCAAGTTCATTATGGGGCTTATCACCAAAAAAGTGATTTCTGACCTCGACCTCATTAGTATTACGGGCAAGTACGATGCCACCCAAGTAGGCAGCACTACCCCCGATTATACCAAAACAATGGACGGACTTAACGAAGTGGTGAACCGCGCCGTTGCCGATACAAGCAACCCTGTTTTCCACATTCCTGTAGATGCAGGGGTAACAAGTATTGTAGACCGCGTTACTAAGTTCGAAAAAGGCTTGCCAGGGGGCGTGAAAGTGAAAACACTCTTTATCTCTCTCGAAGAGTTCAACGACTATGTAGAGCAACGCGAAACGCCTGCTAACCAATACATCGACTTCAACGATCCGCAACGTGGCAAAACCAAATACGGACGTGACTTGGTAGGTGTACCAGGATTGAAGGCTGGGCGTATCATCGCTTGGGTAGACGGTAACCTCTTCCGCCTATACGACCGCGTAGATAACCCTGCGCGTATCAACGATGTACAGGTGCAAGATTACCTCGTGAAAATATTCTCTGAATGGCACTTGGGCTACGATTTTGCCGTAAACCAATACCTATTCGTGGAAACCAACGATGCTCAGAAAAAACGAGGATTGAACAACGATGAGCAAAACAAGTTGTTCTACCCTAACCTCGTATTAGCATAATTCACCAATTAGCAAATTAGCCAATGTGCTAATTTGCTAATTGACAAATTGACAAATTAACATTATGGCAAAAGAAGAAAAAAATACACCCGTCGTAGGGGCGAATGGCAATTCGCCTTCAAATGGCAATTCGCCCGAAATTGATAACGCCTCTACCGAAAGCAACGATACACAAGTACAAGCCCTCAACGAGCGTGAGGCTGCTCTCAACGAGAGAGAAGAAGCCCTCAACCGCCGTGAACACGCACTCAATGAGGTTGAAAAACATCTCAACGCACGCGAACAACAACTCGACCAATATGAGGAGCAACTTAAGGGAACACCCGAAAAAACCGCAGAAGAAGCGCCTCATAAAGGTCACGAGTTTACATTCCGCGATGTGAATTATAAGTTTACCGACGATGCCCCTCAAATGTTGCTTATTGGCGGTGAATCCCTCTCTCAAGAAGAAATTGCTAATGATGAAGAACTACTCCTCCAACTCATCGGCGGTCACTCACCCCTTATTAACAAATTAACAAATTAAGATTATGGCAAAAAGTTGTTTCGATAACGTACCCCACGAAAGCCTCGATGCTTGTCCTAACGACGAAGTAAGCGGAGGCATCAGCACGCGCATTTTGTACGCCCCTAAGGCGTTTGTAGACAAATGCGTATTGCCCGCCAATACCGGCGAACTCGGCAAAGCCAACACCATCGAAGACGGTAACCTTACCCTTATCGCTACCAAGAATTTTAAAGGTATCGATGCACAGATAGACGAGGGAGAGCTTAAAACCTCACTTGTTGGCAATGCAGGCAACAAAAAAGCTAAAACCGAGTTAGAGTTAAAAATACCTCGCTTTAGCGATGTAACCCTCGACTTCATCAGCCGTTATAAGAACGTGCCGATGATATTCGTAGTCCCCGATGCCCAAGGCACTCTATGGGTAATAGGCACCAAGATTAACCCTGCTTATATGGATACTGCCGAAGCCACTACCGGCAAAAAAGCCGAAGATGATAGCGGTATTACCCTCAAGCTCATCACAAACTCTAAACCGTACAAGTATGCAGGAACAATCGCTGAAGCCTAAGACTATCACGAATGACGAGAAGCAAATAACGAATGCCGAATTACAAATTGCGAATGATTCGGCATTCAAATCATTGCTTCCTGAAGGCACTGCCTACTTCACCAAACCCAAAGAATTAGGTGGCGGATTGGAGGCAGTAGATTTGAGTCGTATTCCTTACAATGTCAAAAGCCTATACCTCGCGGGCTTTCCTTTCTATGCCTTGCAAGAAGAAGCTGCCGAGTTATTAAAATCACTCAGCACCGAAACCCTGCAACAACTCATAGAAAAGAAAAAACAACAATACCCGCCCGATGTCCCCATTTTGGAACGCGCATTGGCATTGAAAAAATCTGTTAGCCCTAATGTCTAATTACCGAGAACAATACAAGCGTTTACTCATCGAGTACGAACGCCTTGGAGGCAATCTTCAAGGCGTTCCTCGCTTTTATTCCTTAGAGAACGAAGCAAAGCTGCGGAGGGAAATGAGCAAATTAACCAATTTGCCAATGAGCCAATTAGCCCCTGAACCCCCGAAGGGAGACAATCCGAAAATCGACAACAAGCCCGATGTTCACTATTCACTTTTCTCTGTTCACTTAATCTCCGATTATCCCCAAGCCCTACACCCCGTATACCTCGCCAAGAAAAACCACTGGTTACAAGCCTGCTCACTCAAGCTACAGCTTAACGCCCTCCCAGCCGACCAGGAAAGCCAAGCCCGCGCCCTACAGCAACAGCTATGGCACTTATTCGAGGAAATGGACGCCTGCGATACCATACTCGACCATTGGCTCAAGTACAAACGCATATTGCTACCCCCAAACCCCACTCAAGAAGAAGCGTTAGATAAGTTGAGCCCTACACAACTCGTACAACGCCTGCACACCCTGCGTAGCAATATCGTATCGAGAGAAAAAAGCCTTATAAAGTGGAGACTACAAGCTGCCGAAAGCGAGGAAGAAAACTTTACTTTAATAGAAAAAATATTCAGAAAAACCGAAGAATTAAAGCAACTGAAGCTGTTAGTAAAAACAATTGAAAAAAAAATAGAAAAAAGTTGCTAAAATATTTGCATATTGATATTAATATTCGTATCTTTGCACCGTTAATTTAAGTAAGATAAAATATGAAGTATTCAGAATTGCACAAAAAACTAAAAGAAGCGGGTTGCTATATCATACGGCAAGGAGGTAATCACCCTATTTGGTATAGCCCGCTAACAGAAAAAGAATTTGCGACAAGCAGGCACGAAAGCCAAGAAGTGAAAACGGGCACACTGAACAACATCTTAAAAACGGCAGGGCTTAAAAAATAAGCCCCTGCCTATCACAGTAAATAAAATGATAATATGGAATTAAGGAAAACAAAAGTAAAAGCCATTATCGAACGTGGTGATGATGGTTCTTATGGTGTTTATTTAGAGAACGACGAGTTGAGCTTTGGTTTAATGGGCGAAGGGAATACAGTAGCCGAAGCCATAGACGATTTTCTAACAGCACACAACGAGATGAAAGCCTATTACAAAGAAGTAGGCAAAGAATTTCCAGAATTAGAGTTCGTATACAAATATGATACAGCTTCTTTTTTGGAGTATTACAGCAAAATTATTTCATTGGCAGGGTTAGAACGCCTTACAGGAGTAAATCAAGGGCAATTAAGTCATTATCTAACTGGTAGGCGTAAACCAAGCGCAAAAACTACCGAAAAGATACAACTTCACTTACACGAATTTGGCAAAGAATTACAACATTTAGAATTTGCTTAAATTAACATCTAAATTCTGAATACTTAGGCGCAGTCGTAATGATTGCGCCTTTTTCTATTTCCTCAAAAAAAACTTCGGAACTTGTCCCTTGAGGAATGGGGGTAAAAAAGTGTTGCGAGGCGTTGTGCTGTAAGGGTTTGCGTGGTGTAGGTTCGATGTTGCCAGTATGTTGGTTCGAATAGTGCTGTAGGTAGGCTGTGAGAGATAAGGGGTAAGGTGTAAGGGTATAAAAAAAGATAAAAGACTAACAAACAGTCTTTTATCTTTTGTTTTTAGTAAGGGACAGTTTCCGAAGTTTTTTTGTGCGGGTTGCATTTATAAATCGTTGTAATCCTCGTAAAATTCTTCTATCTGTTCCTTTTCGCGCAATACGATGAACGATAAGGAAAGCATATACGAAAGCACATCGCGTATGGTTGCCTTTTCCTCTGGGGTGTTGATAACGTTAGGGTCTTCGGTGGAGCGGATAATGGCAAAAAGTTCTTCCTGCTTGTCTTTCCATTCATCGAAATAATAGGTAACGTTGTGTGTCCATTCTGAGAGTTTTATGCCGAGCTCTTGGCTCAAGGCACGAGGGGTTTTGTTGCTTGCTTTCATAGTTTTATTTGTTTAGGTGTTTGTTGATGATGAGAC